CCTGGAGTGTTTGGTAGCACTGATCTTGTTGGGCGTATTGACGACCGTGCTGTGGTCTTGGATTGGAAGTTTGGCGATGGTGTTGTCGTTGACGCTGTAGAGAACGCGCAGTTGATGTTCTACGCGGCAGCGGCCATGCGTACAGATGACCTCAAGTGGGCCTTCGAGGGCGCCACCGAGATCGAGTGCATCATCGTGCAGCCGCCCGTCGTGCGGCGCTGGGTGACGACCGTGGGCCGCATCAAGCAGTTCGAGCACGAGCTGGTGTCGGCTGTCAAGACTGCGCTGCGCGACGACGCGCCGCTGGCGCAGGGCGACCACTGCCGCTGGTGCGCGGCCAAGCCCATCTGCCCGCAGATGACCGGCGCTGTCGATCGCGCGCTCAAGCAGCAATTGATCAACTTGGATGTTGACACCTTGGGCCGGTATCTGCACAATGCCGACCTCTTGGAGGAATGGATCAAAGACTTGCGCGCGCTGGCCTTTGGCATGCTTGAGAAAAACATCAAGGTGCCGGGGTATAAACTTGTAAACAAGCAAGCGCGGCGCAAGTGGGCCGATGAGAGCAAAGCCAAGCAGGCGCTGCTCGACATGGGCCTGAAAGAATCTGTCGTCGTCGAGACTTCGATCATGTCCCCGGCGCAGGCCGAGAAGGCGCTCAAAAAGCGCTTTAGCGAACTGCCCGAGGACTTGATCAAGTCCGAGTCGTCAGGTACGACGCTCGCCCCGGAGGATGACCCCCGGCCAGCGGTGCAGTCGTTCATCGGGCTGTCAAAAGCCCTTTCTAAACTCTGAAGGAAAGTTATGTCAAATCTAGTAAAGTTCTCCGGCGCTAACCTGCCGTCTGTCACTTCCCTGTCCACCGCGCTTCGCAGCATCGCCACCGACGTTGGCGCCTCGACCACGGCCATCATCAAGATGGACCGCACGGGGCACTGGGTCTTCGGCGCTGACCAGACCGAGGCCGAGGCCGACGCAACTTGGGCTGTCAATCCCTTCTCTTTCGTCCACGGCTTCATCGCCTGGGGCGACGGCGAGGTGCTTGGCGAGAAGCTGGTGCCTGTCACCGAGCCTCTGCCCGAGTTGGAGGCCGCGCCTCACGGCGCCAAGAAGGGCTGGGAGCCGCAGACGGGCTTGTCCCTGAAGTGCATCAGCGGCGAAGACGCCGGCATGGAAGCGCGGTTCACCACCACCAGCGTCGGCGGCCGCAAGGCCGTGCAGGCTCTGGCTGTGGAGATTGCCGCGCAGGTCGAGAAGGATCAGTCCAAGCCGGTGCCCGTCGTCAAGCTGGGCAAGGACCACTACACGCACAAGAGCTATGGCCGTATCTATACGCCGGTGTTCGAGGTCGTGGAGTGGGTCAGCATGAACGGCGAGGCTGATGAGGCTGCGCCTGCTGCTGAGGCAGCGCCTGCGGCTGGCCGTCGTCGTCGTGCGGCCTGATTGAGAACAGGGGCCGGCCTTCGGGCTGGCCCCGCCTTTTTATGATCCTTTGGATCGACTTCGAGACGCGCAGCCGGGTTGACCTCGGCGCCAAGGGCGTCTACAACTACGCGCAGGACATGAGCACCGAGGTGCTGTGCATGTCCTACGCCTTCGACGACGGCGAGGTCGTCACTTGGACGCCCGGCCAGCCGTTTCCGCCAGAAGTGGCCGGGCATACCGGCATGATCTACGCCCACAATGCGGCCTTCGAGCGGCTGATCTTTTCTTACGTGCTGCAAGTGCCGTTCAGGCTGGAGCAGTTTGTCTGCACCGCCACGCAGGCCCGTGCCAACTGCGCGCCTGGCAGCCTTGAGGACGTGGGGCGCTTCGCCAGCGCGTCCATGAAGAAGGACCACCGCGGCGCGCAACTGATCCGGCTGCTGTCGATCCCCCAGGCTGATGGTAAGTTCCGCGAGGACGCGGCGCTGATGGCCGAGATGATCGCCTACTGCGAGCAGGACGTGCGGGCCATGCGCGAGATCAGCAAGGCCATGCGGCCACTGTCTGAGGATGAGCTTGCCGACTACCACGTCAACGAGCGCATCAACGACCGCGGCGTGTTGGTGGACGTGCCGCTTGCCAAGGCCGCCATGCGCTACGCCCACGACGAACTGATCGAGATCGAGGAGCGCGTGGCCGAGTTGACCGAGGGCGAGATCACCTCGGTGCGCTCGCCTAAGATGCGCGAGTGGGTGCTTGAGCGCGTGGGCGAGCAGGCCAAGAAGCTGATGCTGGTCAACGGCAAATATTCGATTGACAAGACTGTGCGGGCCAACCTGCTCGCGATGGAGAACCCCGATGAGATACCGCCCGCTGTTGCCGAGGTTATACAGTGCGCCGACGACCTCTGGGCGTCATCGGTTGCGAAGTTCAGCCGCATGGCAGACCTGGCAGACGACGAGGACTGTCGAGTCCGTGGAGCTTTTGTCTTCGCTGGGGGTGCCGCCACAGGTCGTGCGTCGAGCTATGGCCTCCAAGTGCATAACTTCACTCGCAAGTGCGCTAAGGAACCTGATGCAGTACGAACCGCTATGGTCCGAGGTCACGCTATCGTCCCAGCTTACGGACGCCGAGTTACAGATGTTCTACGGGGAATGCTCCGGCCCGCACTGATACCGGCCAAGGGCAAGCACCTCGTTGTCGCCGACTGGTCGGCCATCGAGGGCCGCGTGAACCCGTGGCTCTCAGGCAGCGACTTGGGCGAGATCAAGCTCGACGTGTTCCGCAAGCGCCTAGACCCCTACAAGGTCAACGCCGCTGCGACCTACAGCGTGGCCTATGACGACGTGACGGGCGAGCAGCGCCAGGTCGGCAAGGTGCAGGAGTTGGCCCTCGGCTTCGCCGGTGGCGTGGGCGCGTTCGCTGCGATGGGCCGCGTCTACGGCGTCCACTTCGAGGAGGCGCAGGCCCGGCGCATCGTCGAGGCGTGGCGCCGCGCCAACCCGTGGTCGGTGCGCTTTTGGCAGCAACTGGAGGAGGCCTACACGAGGGCGATGCGGAACAAGGGCCACGAGTTCTACGCCGGGCGCGTGGCGTATCTCTACGACGGTCAACACCTGTGGTATGCGCTACCGTCGGGCCGCGTGTTATGCTACCCCTACGCTCGGCTGGAAAGCGATGGGGTGACTTACGCCAAAGCATCGTGGAAACCCGCCGCCGACGCGACAGAATGGCCCCGCGCCCGCCTCTGGAAGGGCTTGGCCTGTGAGAACATCACTCAAGCCACGGCCAACGACATCCTTCGCCACGCGCTGCGCCAATTCGAGGCAAACGGCCTACAGACCGTACTTCATGTTCACGATGAAGCAGTGGTTGAAACAGACAAACCCGAAGAAGTCAAGCAGGAGATGGAGCGTATCATGTGCTCCCCGCCTGCATGGGCCGAGGGCATCCCGCTGGCCGTTGAGGCCGAAATCATGACAAGGTATGGAAAATGAAAGTATTGGCCTTTGGCGGCGGTACAGACAGCACTGCCATTTTGTGCGGCTGGGTCGAGCGAGGGTTAGAGCCGTTTGATCTGATCTTGTTTGCTGACACGGGCGGCGAGCGTCCGCACACTTACGAGCACATCGAGCGGATGCAGGAGTGGCTGCGCCGGCATGGTATGCCGCAGATCACCATCGTTCGCAAGGTGCGCCGTGATGGGCGTCTTCACACGCTGGAGGAGAACTGTCTAGAGGCGCAGATGCTGCCGTCGCTCGCGTATGGCTTCAAAAGCTGCTCGCAGAAGTTCAAGATCGCGCCGCAAGACAAGTACGTCAACAACCTGCCGCAGTCCAAGGCGCTTTGGAAGGCCGGCGACAAGGTGGACAAGTACATCGGCTACGAGTTCGCCGAGACGCGGCGCTGGATGAAAGCGCCCGTCGAGGACGACAAGTACCGCTATCATTACCCGCTCGTGCAGTGGGAGTGGTCGCGGCCAGAGTGCTTGGCCGCAATTGATCGCGCCGGTCTGCCGCGCCCCGGTAAGTCGTCGTGCTTTTTCTGCCCTGCGTCTACCAAACCTGAGATCGCTGCGCTCAAGCAAGAGTACCCGGTGCTGTTTCAGCGCGCGCTGGATATGGAAGCTAACGCGAAGCTGACCAGCGTCAAAGGGCTGGGACGCCGGTTCTCTTGGCGCGAGTACGATACAACGCTTGAGGAGCCGGACGTTGTGCCGTGCATCTCTTGCGCTGACGGAAACAACGGTTAAACAACAACGCCCGACAGGTAGTGGCCTGCCGGGCGTCTTCACCAAAGGAGCTAATCGATGGATTTCTTGGAGTATATGACAAATCTCGCGCCCGAGGGCGAGACGTTCTTGGTTGTCAGGCAAAAACCACAGTTAAAAGACAATCAGATGCAGTTCCACGCCGACGGGGGCATCAAGGCCACCTGGCCGGCGTTCCTACCCACGCACCGCATGAAGGACGGCCAGTCGTGGTACGGCAACACCGCCTCGTTCATCCTCGACCGCTTCACCGACGGCAAGGTCAGCGCCTCGGCCGCCAACTGCGAGTACGTCCTCTGCATGGTGCTCGACGACGTGGGCGACCCAGAGAAGGCGCCCAAGACGCCGCCGCTGCCCCCGACGTGGGTCATGGAAACCTCGGAGGGCAGCTTCCAGTGGGGCTACGCCTTCACCGAGGAGCAGCCGACCAAGGCCGAGTACAGCGCGGCCATCGTGGCGATCGCCGAGGCCGGCTACAGCGACCGCGGCGCAATCAACGCAGTCCGCAACTTCCGCCTGCCCGGCTCGATCAACATGAAGCCCGGCCGGGGCAACTTCGCCGCCCGGCTGGTCGAGTTTGATCCAAAAAGAGAGTTCACCCTGCCCCAGATATGCGAGGCGCTCGGCGTCACCCCGGCCGAGGCCGGCGCCAACCCCTACCGCCCGATCCGCGTCTCCGACGACGGCGCCGACGACGTGCTGGCGTGGCTCTCAGCGCAGGGGCTGCTGCTGTCCAAGCCCAACCCCCAAGGCTGGGCCGGCATCATCTGCCCCAACAGCGGCGAGCACAGCGACGGCAACCCGGAGGGGCGCTATAACCCCTCCATGCGGGCGTTCTGCTGCCTGCACAGCCACTGCATTGACCTGGACAGCACCACGTTCCTCAAGTGGGTGGCTGAGCAGGGTGGCCCGCACCACGCCCCCGGTCTGCGAGATGAGCTACTGGCCGGCATGATGACCGACGCGCTGGGTAAGCTAGAACCCACCAAGGCGTTTCCCGACGAGGCCGCCCGCGTCATCGCCGAGGTCGAGCGCAAGGAGCTTGGCCGCACCACCAAGGCCGACTGGTATACGCGGTTCTGTTACGTCCAAAACGGCGACCATTATTTCGATTTGCAAGACCGCCGGGAGGTGAGCCGGCAGACCTTCAATGCCTTGTTTCGGCATGTCGAGTGCCGCTCAATCCACGGCAAGCGCCCCAAGATCGAGGCGAGCGTCTGCTTTGACGAGAACCGTCAGGAGATGGGCGCCCGCGCCCTGGTCGGCATCACCTATGCCGCCGGCGAGGGGGTGCTCGTGGCCCGTGACGGTGACGTGTACGGCAACCGCTGGCGCGACGCCCGCCCGGCCGTCTCCGGTGGCGGCGATATCAACCCGTGGCTGGCCCACTGCGAGCTTCTCATCCCCGAGGCGTCCGAGCGCGAGCATATCTTCGACGTGATGGCCTACAAGGTCCAGCACCCCGAGGTCAAGATCAATCACGCCGTCCTCCACGGCGGCGACCAGGGTTGCGGCAAGGATACCCTCTGGGCGCCGTTTATCTGGGCCGTGTGCGGGCCGCAGTTGAAAAACCGAGGGCTGCTCGACAACGACACCCTTGGCAGCCAGTGGGGCTATGCGCTGGAGTCCGAGATTCTCATTTTGAACGAGCTAAAAGAGCCGGAGGCCAAAGACCGCCGGGCGTTGTCGAACAAGCTAAAGCCCATCATCGCCGCGCCCCCGGAAATGCTCACCGTCAACCGCAAGGGGCTGCACCCCTACGACATGCTTAACCGCATGTTCGTGCTCGCGTTCTCTAACGACCCCGTGCCGATCTCCCTCGACTCCCAGGACCGCCGCTGGTTCTGCATCTGGTCCACCGCCCCCCGCATGGCCCCGGACGCCGCCGCGCGGCTGTGGGGCTGGTACAAGGCCGGCGGCTATGAGGCCGTGGCCGCCTGGCTGCGCGCGCGTGACGTGTCCGCGTTCAATCCGTCCGCGGCCCCCGCCTGGACGGAATTTAAGGCCAACCTTGTCGAACATGGCATGAGCATGGCCGAGAGCTATTTAGTCGAGATGATGCGCGCGCGCCGGGGCGAGTTTGCCAAGGGCGTCGTCGGCTCCCCCTTCCACGCCCTCTGCGACCGCGTAGCGGGCGCCGCGCCCTCTGGCGTGAAGGTTCCCCAGGCCGCCCTGCTGCATGCGCTCAAGGAGGCCGGCTGGGTCGATTGCGGGCGCCTGAAGTCGCGCGCCCACGATAACCGAAAGCACATATTCTGCGCGCCCGATATGGTGCATCACAGCAAATCAGAGCTTCGCGATATGGTCGAAGACGCGCCCCCGGCGCTGATGGTGCGGGTCAAATAAAGAAAAACCCCCACGGGCTTGTGGCCGGTGGGGGCTAAAACAGGAGATGGCAACTGCTAAAGATCGAGGAAGACCACTAGCAGGGCCACCAGTATACCCGCTAGGATTCCTGCGACCATATGGCACTTTCCTCAATTGACTGCGCCAGGGCGTTGCCCAGCAGGGGCAGGATATCGACCCCGCCTACCTTGGCGCTGGTAAGGTACGCGGCCGGCGGAAACGGCGGGTTTATCTCGTCGGCCGTCTGACCGGGGTCATACTCTAGTTCGCAGTCTAGTTCGATGCCGTCCGAGTGGCGGTATAGGTGGCTGATAGTCTTCATTACAGCACCTCCGCCGCTGCGCCGGCGCACTGGCGCGCGGTCATGGTGCCGTCGGCGATAGCCTCAAGGGCCGCCGTGGCGCGCCCCAGCGCCCGCTGTAGCGCGTCGATCCGGGCCAGCAGTGCGGCCTTATCCGTGTCGCCGGCCATGTAGGCGGCGCGTTCTTGTTCGGTTGTTGTCATGGCGTCAATCCCCAAACTCAGCGTAATGCTCACCCATTGCGTGAGCCATGAGCGTGAGGATGCGAGCGTTTTCCTTGCCATATATCTCAGGCCGGGCCCAAAAGCCCGCGCCGTGACCGTTACGGGTCAACCATAAATCATGGCCCACCTGCGCGGGATCAAATTGGTCCAAATCAATCTCGCCCGAGCACGCTAAACGCAGACGATGGCAAGCCATAAACGCCTCGCGCTTGGTGTCAAAGCTTAACGGCTCATCAGCCGATGGCTGGTCATCCTCGCCCGTTTCAGTGAAATATATTGCCTCGATGTAGGCGTCGGTCATTTTGTCGTTCATGGTTTCATGCTCCAAAAGTAAATGGCAAAGGGCGCGCCGATGAGCGCGGCGATGATGAGGGCGTGTAAGGCGTCACGCAGAATGGAGGGTTTCATGGTCACATGTCCGAAGTGATTGCCTCAATGGCGGCGCGCTGGTCGGGCGAAAAGTGCTTGCGTAACATGGTGCCGATCTCCAAGCATTCTTTATAGGTGTTAAGCGCCTTGATTGAGTCGTCGCTGTAGCCGTACTCAGCGCACCAGTCGTGAAAGTTCAGATCGGCCGCGCGGGCGTCAAGAAACAGCGAGTGCAGCACTTGGGCTACCGTAGGTTTTTTGGGTTTGGGTGTGTCCCATGCCGCACGAGGTTTGCTGCGATGGCCTAACCCTGTGAAATAGTCGGTTGACCAAAAGCCCGCCTTAGTGCTGACCTGGACGCGCCATTGATCGCACCTCCAGTCGTCGCGCGTTGTCTCGCCTACATAGTCGATCTTTACCGGCAAGGCTTCAATGTTGAATTGTGTTTGCATGTTGTGTGCTCCAGTGGGTTGAGGGTTAGGCGGCGAGTTTTTCTATCGTCTGAGTTGCTTCGGCTATGACGTTAGACACCATGTCCTCATAGTAGCCGTCAGACAGAAAATCTTGATAGTTTTCGTACAGGCACCCGCCAAGGTAATCCGTAGCCAACAAGACACCGTGACGGTAGGCTTCGACCCTTGCGATAAACCAGACATAGGTTCCATTGTCGATTTTGTTGCATATGTCTTCAATGTCGTGGCATGAGTCATCGAAAGAGGCGCGCGGGTGTATGTCTTCAGGGCGAACGCTGAAGACGATATGAAAGCCTTGGGTGTCTTCGGTTTTGATGGTTTCGTACATGGTTGCTGCTCCTAGTGAGTTGGTGAGCCATCAGTGTAAAGGAATCTCTTGCAACTGTGAACTAGGGATAAACCCTAGTCAGCTTGGCGCGCACATTGACGCGGAACTCAGAGGCGCCAGCGCGCACATAGGTGACGCCCTTGGGTGTGCGCTGGTGCACGTCAACAGAGCCAGGTAGCGCAGGCGCGGCGGCCTGGCAGATGGTTTCGAGTTGGCCGCGCGTGATGTGACTGCGCGCGTAGAGCACGGACAACAGATCGTAGAGATGGTGGCGGTCGTTGACGTGGGGGAGAGATAAGAGGGGGGCTTTTGCAGGCATGTTGAACTCCAAGTAAAAACTACATTATAGCGTATAAATTTACTGGTGTGGGTAAAGTGTGGGCTAGGAGTGGGTAGCGGTTTGATGTGTGCGTGGCCCACACTTGACTAGAGGAGAAATAGGCTTTGTGGTTAATGTGGTTAATGTGTTTACTAATAGATATAGAAATAAAATATACTGTATAGGCATACAGTCTTGTACACGGTTGCGCCCGCGTCGCCAGCCCCGTGCAAAAAGTACGCATTTGGGGGGTCGTTAACTGCAAACTCATTGCCCACATATCCACATTGACCACAAACCCACGGCCGGGGGCTGCGGGTCACGCAGCCGGATCAATTTCAATCGCATGGTCCACATGGCCCACATGACCCACGCTAGCCTGGCCGCGCGGCCGCAACCCACGCAAGCCGATCGACCGCCGGCCCGTTGCCCACATGGCCCACATGACCCACGGCCGCGGGCTCGGGGCTGGCGGGCGGTCGGCTAGGGGGGAGGGGGGAGGGCCGACGGGGTGAAGGTCACAGCAGCGGAGGGGCTACAAACAATTTATTTTTTGCTAAAAATCCACAGCGCCAAACAATTTTTCTTTTTTCAAAAATTTTTGGTATATTCCGCGCATGTTCGAAACCCTACCTTACGAGCCGCGTCAGTTGCGAGCGACTGAGGATCGGCTCCATCGCATATACAAGGCCGCCAAGCTCGGCCTCAAGGGTGACACTCTGGCCTTGGCCGCGGGCATGCTGCCCAGGGAGTACATGCAGCTAAAGCAGTTCGACAGCGTTGCGGAGTACGCAGAACTCAAGGGCCGCGCCGAGGGCGAGATGTTGGCAAGCGAGCAGCTACACCAAGCGGCGGCGCAGGGCGACGCCAAGGCGGCGCTGGCGATCTTGCAGAACGTCCACGGTTGGGTGGCTAAGCAGGCCATCAGTGTGGATGTGAACCAGCAGATCAGCATCACGGCGGCGCTGCAAGAGGCGCAGCGGCGCGTGTTGGATGTTGTGGAGGTCATTAGTGAAGATACTTCTATGGATCGGCGTCTTTCTGTTCCTCCTGTGGCTGTTCAGTCCGTTGATTGATCTTTAATGCAGACCACACGCTACAGCGCGCAGGACGAGCAGGAACTGATGGCCCGGCTGTGGTCGCCGGCCATCAAGGACAACCCGCTGGCGTTTGTGATGTTCGCGTACCCGTGGGGCGACAAGGGTACGCCGCTGGAGCACTTCACTGGACCGCGCAAGTGGCAGCGCGAGGTGCTCACAGCCATCGCCGACCACATCAAAGAGAACAACGGACGCCTGGACTTTGACGTGCTGCGTTTGGCGGTCAGTTCGGGCCGCGGTATCGGCAAGTCGGCGCTAGTCAGTTGGATCACGGACTGGATGCTGTCCACGCGGATTGGCTCGACGACCATCATTTCGGCTAACTCCGAAAGCCAGCTACGTAGTATCACCTGGGCCGAGTTGACAAAGTGGCTGGCGATGTCGATCAACAGCCACTGGTTTGAGGTCAGCGCCACGCGGCTGATGCCGGCCAAGTGGCTGACCGAGCTAGTCGAGCGCGATCTGCGAAAAGGCACGCGCTACTGGGGCGTCGAGGGGCGGCTGTGGTCGGCGGAGAACCCCGACGCCTACGCTGGCGTGCACAACTTCGACGGCGTGATGGTGATTTTTGACGAGGCCTCGGGTATTGACGACTCAATCTGGGCCGTGACGAGCGGTTTTTTCACAGAAAACACGCCGAATCGCTTCTGGCTGGCGTTTTCTAACCCGCGGCGCAACACGGGGTACTTTTACGAGGCGTTTAACAGCAAACGCGAGTTCTGGAAGTCAAAAATTGTCGATGCCCGGACGGTCGAGGGCACCGACAAGGCGGTCTACGAGCAGATCATTGCTGAATACGGGCCGGACAGCAGCCAGGCGCACGTCGAGGTGTACGGTCAGTTCCCTAACGAGGGCGACGACCAGTTCATCAGCATCGGCATCGTAGACGCAGCGATGAAGCGGCAGCCGTACAAGGACGAATCGGCGCCGATTGTCATCGGCGTGGACCCGGCGCGGTTCGGGGCGGACGCGACCGTCATCGCCGTGCGGCAGGGGCGGGACATTTTGAAGCTGATCAGGCACCGGGGCGACGACACCATGACGGTGGTCGGGCACGTCATCGACGCGATCGAAGAGTTTAAGCCGACGCTGGTTAACATCGACGAGGGTGGGCTGGGCGCGGGTGTTGTGGACCGGCTCAAGGAGCAACGGTACAAGATCAGGGGTGTGAACTTCGGCAACAAAGCCAAGAACCCGATCATGTACGGCAACAAGCGGGCGGAAATCTGGGGTGAGATGCGCGACTGGCTCAAGTCGGCAAGCGTGCCAAACGACAGGTTCTTGAAGTCTGACCTGATTTCGCCTAAGATGAAGCCAGATTCTCGTGGTACGATCTATCTGGAGTCCAAAAAGGACATGAAAGCCCGTGGTTTGGCAAGCCCCGACGCAGCAGATGCAATAGCGTTGACGTTTGCCTTTCCGGTGGCGCACCGCGAGATGCGCGAAGACAAGCAGCGCACCGCGCGGTCGATGGGCTACGGTACTGTCTCAACCTCATGGATGGGGGCGTAATGGCGAAAAAAGGCGTGTCTCTTAGCGTTGGACGGGGCGAGAAGCTACCCGTCAGCAAGGGCGCGGGCTTGACCGCCAAAGGCCGCGCCAAGTACAACGCAGCCACCGGCTCTAACCTCAAGGCGCCAGCACCCAACCCCAAGACTAAGGCCGACGCCGGCCGCAAGGCGTCCTTCTGTGCCCGCATGGAAGGGGTCGTCAAGAACGCCAAGGGCGACGCCGAGCGCGCCAAGGCCTCGCTCAAACGTTGGAAGTGTTGATATGAAAAAGCCCGGACTCTACGCTAACATCCACGCCAAGCGCGAGCGCATTAAAGCCGGTAGCGGAGAAAAGATGCGTAAGCCCGGCTCGCCTGGCGCGCCGACCAACAAGGCGTTCAAACAGTCGGCCAAGACGGCCAAGAAGGGCAAGTAATGCCGCTCGTCAAGTCTGCTAGTAAGGAAGCCTTCCGCAAGAACGTGAAGGCTGAAGTCAAGGCTGGCAAGCCGGTCAAACAGGCCGTTGCCATCGCATATGCTGTCAAGCGCACTGCGCCGAAAGGAAAGAAATGAGCAAGCACCTCGAACCCATCAGCAAACTCAACGCCCGCGAGCCGAAGATGTCCGGCGGCGGGATGCCTGACCGCAACAAAGAGACGTACTCTAAGATGCCCGGCATGGGCTGCCACGGTAGCATCCCCGCAGGCAACAACGTCAAGGCGACCGTTGCCAAGGTTCTGAGCAAGATCAAGTGACTATGGACTACACAGGAATCGCCGCTGCTGGCGCGGTCAGCGAAGGCGGCTCGGCCAAGGACAAGAGCGACTCCGAGGTGCTCTCGACGGCCCGCAGCCGCCTGAACATGGCGATTTCTGCGCTGTCTGAGTCGCGTGAGGACGAGCTAGACGACCTGCGCTTCTACGCCGGCTCGCCCGACAACCACTGGCAGTGGCCGGCCGACGTGCTCGCTACTCGCGGTGCGGTGCAGGGCCAGACGATCAACGCCAGGCCGTGCCTGACCATCAACAAGCTGCCGCAGCACGTCCATCAGGTGACCAACGAGCAGCGGCAAAACAGGCCGCAGCCCAAGGTGATCCCGGCCGACGACGGCGCTGATGTTGAAGTCGCGGAAATCTTCAACGGCATGATCCGGCACATCGAGTACATCTCGGACGCCGACGTGGCCTACGACACCGCCTGCGAGAACCAAGTGTCCTACGGCGAGGGCTACGCCCGTATCTTGACCGAGTACTGCGACGACAACACGTTCGATCAAGACATCAAGATCGGGCGCATCCGCAACTCGTTTAGCGTCTACATGGACCCGCTGATCCAAGACCCGTGCGGCTCTGACGCCCGCTGGTGCTTCATCACCGAGGACATCCCCAAGGATGAGTACGAGCGCCAGTACCCGGACGCCGCGCCCATCACCACGCTGCAAACGCTGGGCGTGGGCGACCAAGGCTTTAGCCAGTGGATGAACGAAAACACGGTGCGGATTGCCGAGTATTTCTACATCGAAAACACCAAAGAGACGCTCAACCTGTACCCCGGCAACGTCACGGCGTTCCAAGGCACGCCCGAGGACAAGATGCTGCGGATGCAGTTCGGCAAGCCCCTGCGCTCGCGCCCGTCTGACCGCAAGAAGGTCAAGTGGCTTAAGATCAACGGCTACGAGGTGCTGGAGCGGTCCGACTGGGCCGGCTCGCACATCCCGGTGGTGCGCTGCGTGGGCAACGAGTTCGAGGTTGAGGGCCGGCTGTACGTCAGCGGCCTCGTGCGTAACGCCAAAGACGCGCAGCGCATGTACAACTACTGGACGAGCCAAGAAGCTGAGATGCTAGCCTTGGCCCCCAAGGCGCCGTTCATTGGCTACGGCGGTCAGTTCGAGGGCTACGAGATGCAGTGGAAGACTGCAAACACCCAGAACTGGCCCTACCTTGAGGTCAACCCGGATGTCACTGACGGCGCAGGCGCCGTGCTGCCGCTGCCCCAGCGCGCAGCCCCGCCGCTGCCGCAGACTGGTCTGATCCAGGCCAAGATGGGTGCGTCTGACGACATCAAAAACACGACCGGCCAGTACAACGCATCGCTGGGCCAGACGTCCAACGAGCGCAGCGGCAGGGCCATCCTAGCCCGTCAGCGTGAGTCGGACACCGGCACGTACCACTACGTAGACAACTACGCTCGGTTCATCCGCTACATCGGGCGGCAACTGATCGACCTAATCCCGAAAATCTACGACACGCAGCGCATCGCCCGCATCGTCGGCGAGGACGGCCAGTCTAAGATGGTCAAGATCAACCCGATGCAGCCCGAGCCGGTCAAGAAGATCGTCAACGAGCAGGGCATTGTGGTCGAGAAAATCTACAACCCTGGCGTCGGCAAGTACGACGTCATGGTCATCACTGGCCCCGGCTTTGCCACCAAGCGTCAAGAGTCGCTTGAAGCAATGGCCCAGCTACTGCAAGGTAACCCAGACCTCTGGCGTGTGGCTGGCGACCTGTTCGTCAAGAACATGGACTGGCCGGGCGCTCAGGAAATGTCGCAACGCTTTGCCAAGGTGATCGACCCGGCCATCATCGGCGACGACGAGGACAATCCGGCGCTGGCTGCGGCCAAGCAGCAGATGGAGGCCATGAACCAAGAGATGCAGCAGATGGCCGGCATGTTGCAGAACGTGCAGAAGTCGATGGAAGCCCGTGACTTGGCAATCAAGGAGTTCGAGGCCGAAATCAAGGCGTACCAGGCCGAAACGCAGCGCATCAGCGCCGTGCAAGCCGGCATGACCGAGCAGCAGATTCAAGACATCGCTATGGGCGTCGTGGCCGCCGCGATGGAGAGTAATAATCTGAACGCGCAGATGCCTGAGATGCAGCCTGAGATGCCACCGCCAGAGATGATGCAGCCAGAGATGCAACCAGGAGCTATGCAATGAGCACCGCCGCCAACTTCATGGGCGTCTTGTTCTTGGCCCGCGACGTGGCCCATTCGGTGCACCTAAACACGCGCAGCTTCTCCAAGCACATGGCGCTCAACACGTTCTACGACACCATTATCGACCACGCCGATGCGTTTGCCGAGGCGTACCAAGGCCGCCACGGCCTCATCGGGCCGATCAGCCTGCACTCGGCCAAGAAGACGACCAACATCATCGAGTTCCTTGAATCGTCGCTGGCCGAGGTCGAGGAGATGCGCTACAAAGTGGCGAAAAAAGAAGATACTTCGCTTCAGCAGTTGATCGATAATATCGTTGAGCTGTACCTGACCACGCTCTACAAACTGAAGTTCCTAGCATGACCACACCTTACGTTTCGCAGACGCAGTACGGCAAGAATGAGCTGTTCGAGCTGCAAGTAGCCCGTGGGCAAATCCAGGGGCATCGAAACGTTACTGTGTTTGGCTTTAACGGCGATGTTGACCAAACTCAGGTCTCGGTTTGGCCGCTGCCTAGCCTGATCACTTTTCCCGCTGCTGCATTGCAGATGACCGTCAGCTCAACCAGTGCAGACGACACGGCGGCTGGCACGGGCGCCCGCACGGTTGTTGTGCAAGGCGTGGACGCAAACTACAACGAAGTTACCGAAACCGTCACTCTTAACGGGCAGACGGCTGTAACCATGAGCGCGTCGCTGCTGCGCGTCAACTACGCCTACGTAGCCACCGCAGGGTCGGGCAACAGCGCTGCTGGCGACATCTACATCGGCACGGGCACCGTGACCGCAGGCGTTCCAGCAACGACCTACGACATCATCAAGTTCGACTACAACGTCACTACGACGGGCAGCTACACCGTGCCTGCCGGGTACACAGCCTATGTTTCGCAAGGTCTGTTCTCAGCGGGCCAGTCTGTTGGCTCTAGCCCGGTGCAAGGTCGGCTGTTGACTAGGGGGGTGGACAACATCCGCCGCACCGCCGCAGTTACGACCGTCAACAACGGCGTGGCTAACTACGTTTTTGAGTACCCGTTGGCAATTTCGGAAAAAACCACTCTTGAGGCAACGGCAGTTGGAACCGCCAACAACAACTCTGTCTCCTCGATGTTCATCATACTTTTGGTTAAAAACTCTACGGGGTATTGAAATGGCACTTTACAGACAAGGCAACGCAGACGCGCAGATCAAAATCGGCGGTGGCAAGCTCTTTGGCGTGTTTATCTCCAGCACTTCCAGCGGGACGTTTGCTCTGTACGACAGCGCCACAGCCAGCACCAGCGATCCTAAGATTGCAAACACCGTGACGGTAGCTGCCGGTACTCAGTACATCAGTTTCCCGCCCGGCATTTGGTTCAGCAAAGGTCTGTACATCGACATTGCGAACACCATCGAATACACTGTTGTATACGAATAATCCCCAAACTGTACTGGCCCAGTAGACCAGGGTTCCTACGGAACATGAAATGACTGAAGAAGTCCAGCAAGCCTTAGCGGAAGTTGAATCCGCGCCAGCACCCGAGGCGACGGCCGCCCCGGAAAGTGCACAAAACGCGCCGGAAGTAGCTGAGAATCAACCCGAGCAGACGCCCGAGGAAAAGAAATTCACCCAGGCTGAGATCGATGCGATGATCAGCAAGCGCCTTGCCCGAGAGCAGCGCAAATGGGAACGTGAGCAGCAGGCAAAACTTGCACAACCGCAAGCGCCGAAAGAAGTCCCGCCTATCGAGCATTTCGAGTCTCCTGATGCCTACGCGGAAGCGTTAGCGGTCAGAAAAGCCGAAGAACTGCTCGCGCAGCGTGAGTTCCAGAAGCAGCAGGCTGAGATTAACGACGCTTACCACGAGCGTGAGGAAGAAGCCAGGGCCAAGTACGACGACTTTGAACAAGTCGCCTACAACCCGCAGCTTCGAGTCACCGACGTGATGGCCGAGACAATCAAGGCGTCCGACATGGGGCCGGACCTAGCCTACTGGCTGGGAACCAACCCGAAGGAAGCTGATCGCATTTCCCGTCTGTCACCTCTTTTGCAGGCTCGTGAGATTGGAAAGATTGAGGCCAAACTTGGCACCAATCCGATCGTAAAACCAACAACGTCTGCGCCAGCACCGATTTCGCCTGTTACCGCCCGAACCAGTGGAAGCTCATCCTACGATACGACTGACCCTCGCTCTGTGAAGGCCATGAGTACGTCGGACTGGATTGAAGCTGAACGTGCCCGGCAGATGAAGAAGTTGCAAGCGCAAATGAACCGCTAAAACTTTGAAAGGACTCGCATCATGGCGAATAGCATTCTTACCATTGACATGATCACGCGGAAGGCTCTGGAGATTCTGGAGAACAACCTCGTGCTCACCCGTAACGTGAACCGTCAGTACGACGACAGCTTTGCTGTTGAAGGTGCCAAGATTGGTTCGACCCTGCGTATCCGTCTGCCTGACCGCGCTCTGGTCACCGACGGCGCGGCCCTGCAAGTTCAGGACGACAACGAGCAGTTCACCACCCTGACTGTTTCTTCGCAGAAGCACATCGGCGTGAACTTCACCTCTGCCGAACTGACCATGCAGTTGGACGACTTCGCAGAGCGTGTCTTGAAGCCTCGTATCAGCCAGTTGGCCTCGTCCATCGACGCCGACGTGGCAAACAGCTACAAGTACATCGGCAACACCGTCGGCACGCCTGGCTCTACCCCCAGCACCTCGCTGGTTCTGCTGCAAGCCCAGCAGAAGCTCAACGAGAACGCTGCTGTGATGAACCCGCGCTACGCAACCGTTAACCCGGCTGCCAACGCTGGCTTGGTTGAGGGCATGAAAGGTCTGTTCAACCCGACCGACACCATCAGCAAGCAGTTCAAGAACGGCATGATGGGCATGGGCGTGCTGGGCTTCGATGAAGTCAACATGTCCCAGTCGATCAAGCAGTTCACCACCGGCTCGCGCACCGCTACTGGCGGTACCCTGTCGGCTGCTGTGACCGCTGAAGGCGCCACCACCATCGCCATCACCGGCGCTGGTGCAAACGCTACCGTCAAGCTCGGCGACGTGTTCACTGTTGCTGACTGCTTCGCTGTGAACCCGCAAACCCGTGAATCCACTGGTTCGCTGTTCCAGTTCGTCGCAGCCGCTGACGTGACCCTGAGCGGCGCTGGCGCTGGCAACATCACCGTGGCCCCGATGTACTCGGCCAACCACGCTCTGGCTACTGTGGACGTTCTGCCGCAAAACGGCAAGGCCGTGGTGTTCGTGGGTGCGGCTTCCAGCCAGTACGCTCAGAACTTGGTCTACCACAAGGACGCAATCACCTTCGCTACCGCCGACCTGCTCCTGCCGCAAGGTGTGGACATGGCCGCTCGCGCCGTTCACAATGGCATCAGCCTGCGCGTTGTTCGTCAGTACGACATCAACAACGACCGTATGCCTTGCCGTATTGACGTGCTGTACGGCTACAGCGTGATTCGTCCTCAGATGGGCGTTCGCCTCTGGGGCTGATCGAATGGGGCTTCGGCCCCGTTCTCGTAACTTTTTTGAAAGGACTTTATCATGGCTCTTCCTAATGGCGCAGGTGGTTATCAGGTTGGCGACGGCAACGTCGGTGAGGCGCAACTGTTTGTTCAGGGCGCTCCTACCTCCATCACCGCAGCAGCAACTATGACCGCCGACCAACTGGCAAACGGCCTGTTTGTCTTTGACGGCTCTGCCGGCAATCTGACTTTGCCCACCGTGGCAAACTTGGAGATCGCCGTGTCTAGCGCGGCCAAAGTCAACGCAGCGTTTGATTTCTTCGTCGTTAACATCGACGGCGGCACTGACGACGTGACCATCGCTACAGCCACTGGCTGGACGCTGGTTGGTACGATGCAAGTTGACAACGCCACTTCGGGCCACTTCCGTGCCCGTAAGACCGGCGACGGCACTTGGACCTGCTACCGCATCTCGTGATAGCCAGGGGGCTTCGGCCCCCTGTTTTTAAAAGGACATACCATGCCTAATACCAAGTCTGTAGGCGTTGCGTTTAGCGACCCTGAACTGACCTCCGGCACAACGATTACGGGCGCAATCATCGACAGCACGTCGAAGGTTTTGTCCAACATCGCCAACGGTCTTACCGCGTCTCAACAAGGCGCGACTATCACCACCACCGGCAACAGCGACGTTTTCATCATCGCCCCTGCGGCGGGGGTGCTGACTTCTGCTGTGTTTTCGGGTGTGGACGCGCTGGCTGCAAGCGATACCAACTACATCACGTTTTCCGTTACCAACCTTGGGACTACGGGTTCCGGCACCGCTGCTATGCTGGCGGCCACCGATGCCAATACGACCAAGACTACTGGCGGAACTGCGCTGACGGCTAACGCCGCACGCACGCTGGCTATCAACGGTACTGCTGCCAATTTGGTGGTGGCTGCCGGCGATCGTCTGCGTATCCGTGCAGCCGCAACTGGCACGCTTGCCAACACGGTGACGTTCCCCGTCTACCGTCTCAACTTTAGCGTTGCGTAATCGGGCGGGGGCTTCGGTCCCCGTTTCTACACATGGCAGCAATCTATCTCATCCATCCTGTCCACGGCGCCAAAGTCGCTACGTTGGACATAGAGGCTGAACTTGACCTTCAGAACGGTTGGTCAAGGTACAATCTTGAGCCAGTGGCTGAAGAAGCCAGCCCCGAGCCTGTGGCGCGGCGCAGCCGGCGCAATAAGGACGTTTTAATCCAAGAGGAATAGCATGGCGACCTACACCGCAGGCGAACAGATTAACCGGGCGTTGCGGCTGCTAGGTGTGCTGGCCGAGAGCGAAACGCCGACGGCCGCTATGTCTCAAGACGCCTTAATGGCGCTCAATCAGATGATCGACTCGTGGAACACCGAGCGGCTATCTGTCTTTGCCACCATCGACCAGATCGTCAACTGGCCGGTCGGCTCGATCAACGAAACCCTTGGCCCTAGCGGCTCCTTGGTGCGCCTCAATGGCACTGCCGTGCGTCCGGTCTTGGTGGACGACGCCACCTACTTCAAAGACCCCGGCACGGGCGTGTCCTACGGCATCAAGCTGATCAACCAGCAGCAGTACGACGGCATCGCGGTCAAGACCGTGACCTCGACTTATCCCCAGGTGATGTTCGTCAACAACACCTACCCGAACTTCGACATCTACATCTACCCGCGACCAACACGGCTGCTGGAGTGGCACTTCATCAGCGTGCAAGAGCTGACGCAGCCGGCGGAGTTGACCACAGACATTCTTTTTCCGCCAGGCTACCTGCGGGCTTTTACGTACAACTTGGCCTGCGAGTTTGCACCAGAGTTTGGCGTTGAGCCGTCGCCTCAAGTGCAGCGTATTGCCATGACCAGCAAGCGCAACTTGAAGCGCATCAACAACCCTGACGATGTGATGTCGATGCCGTACTCGCTGATTGCGACGCGGCAGCGGTTCAACATCTACGCCGGCAACTATTGATGAAAACGCCGATCTTAGGTTCCAGCTACGTCGCCCGCAGCGTCAATGCTGCGGACAACCGCATGGTCAACATGTACCCCGAGATCGTGCCCGAGGGCGGCAAAAGCGCCGCTTTTTTGACCCGATGCCCCGGCCTGCGCCTGTTGACTACTGCGGGCACCGGACCGATCCGGGGGTTGTGGCCGCTCAAAGAGTACCTGTACGCCGTTTCGGCCAACACCTTTTACCGGCTCACTCTGCTTAGCAACCCGACTCGCTGGCGTGTTGAGGCTTTGGGCACGGTCACTGGAACTGGCCCCGTGTCCATGTCGGATAACGGTACGCAGATTTTTATCGCCTGCAACCCCGACGGCTTCATCTACAACGCCACCACTCAAGTATTTGCCCAGATCACTGATCCAGATTTTCCTGGCGCAGTGAGAGTTGGATATCTTGACGGCTACTTCGTGTTCAACGAGCCGGATAGCCCGCGGGTGTGGGTGACATCGCTGCTTGATGGTTTGTCCGTCGATCCGCTGGACTTTGCCAGCGCCGAGGGCGACCCGGACGGCTTGGTATCGCTGATTGTTGACCACCGCGAGGCGTGGCTATTTGGCACCAACTCAATCGAAGTCTGGTACGACGCGGGCTTGCCTGACTTTCCGTTGCAGCGCATCCAAGGTGCGTTCAACGAAATTGGGTGCGAAGCCCCCTACTCGGTTGCCAAGCTCGACAACGGCCTGTTTTGGCTGGGGTCCGACGCTCGTGGCCGGGGTATTGTCTACCGATCCAACGGCTACAGCGGCCAACGGATTTCAACTCACGCCATCGAATGGCAAATCCAGCAGTACGGCAATCTGTCGGACGCTATCGGCTACACCTACCAGCAAGACGGCCATGCCTTCTACGTGCTGATTTTCCCGACTGCTCAGACCACTTGGGTTTACGACGTGGCTACCCAAGCCTGGCATGAGCGGGCCGGCTGGTCAAACGGCAACTTTGTACGGCATCGGTCTAACTGCCAAGCAGTCTTCAACAACCAGGTCATTGTCGGCGACTTTGAAAACGGCAACATTTACGCCTTCGACCTAGACGAATACGCCGATAACGGCGAAATTCAAAAGTGGCTGCGGTCGTGGCGGGCGCTGCCGCCTGGCACAAACAACCTCAAGAGGACCGCGCATCACAGCTTGCAAGTCGATTGCGAGGCGGGTGTTGGCCTTAACACGGGCCAAGGCAGCGACCCACAGATGATGCTGCGGTGGTCGGATGACGGCGGCCATACGTGGTCCAACGAGTACTGGACTTCTGTGGGCAAGGTCGGTGAATATTACCGCCGCGTCATTTGGCGACGCTTAGGCATGACGCTCAAATTACGCGACCGTGTGTATGAGATTTCGGGCACTGATCCCGTGAAACTCGCTATCATGGACGCCGAACTGATCGTATCGCCGACCAATGCCTAGCCCCCCAAACATCACGAACATACCGTCTAACCGTGTCGGGATCATTGATCCCCGCACCGGGGTGATGTCGCGTGAGTGGTATCGGTTTTTTCTAAACCTGTTCACTCTGGCAGGCGGCGGGAGCAACCAAGTATCGCTAGACGACCTGCAACTTGGCCCGCCACCCCAGCCAGATTCAAGCGCTGGCGGCACGGTAACCTCTGTGAGCATGACAGTCCCTACCGGGCTGTCGGTTTCTGGTAGCCCAATCACTACTGTTGGCACGTTAGCGGTTAGTTACACGGCCGGGTACTCTATCCCTACGACAGCCAAGCAGAGCGAATGGGACACGGCCTACTCCGAGCGTTTGCAGTGGGACGGTGGATCCACAAACCTTGTGGCTGCCACTGGCCGCACCTCGCTTGGCGCTACAACGGTAGGCGGCAATTTTTTCACGCTGCCCAACCCCAGCGCCATCACGTTTGTCCAGATCAACGCGGACAACACCATCACCACAATGGACGCCCCCACGTTCCGCGCCGCCATCGGCGCCGGCACTGGCGGGGGCTCGGTCACCTCGGTCAGCGGTACAGGTACGGTCAGCGGGTTGACCCTAACCGGCACGGTGACCACCTCGGGCAGCTTGACGCTGGGCGGCACTCTGGCCGTTACGCCGTCTGACTTTGCGTCTCAAAGCGCCAACACATTCCTAGCCGCGCCAAACGGCTCTGCTGGGGTGCCTACCTTCCGGGCAATAGTTGCGGCAGACGTTCCCACACTCAACCAGAACACCACGGGCACGGCGGCCAACGTCACTGGTGTGGTGGCGTTTGCCAACGGCGGCACCGGCCAGACTAGCCGTCAAGACGCGATGGACGCCTTGGCCGGCGCCGTCACCAGCGGTCAATACTTGCGGGGCAACGGCACCGATGTGGTGATGTCGGCTATTCAGGCTGCCGATGTGCCCACGCTGAACCAGAACACTACAGGCACTGCGGCCAACGTGACTGGCGTGGTGGCGGTCGCAAATGGCGGTACTGGGCTTTCATCCACCCCGGCCAACGGCGAGTTGGATATTGGTAATGGCACAGGGTTTACCCGAACTACATTGACCGCCGGCACGGGCATTAGCATCTCCAACGGCGCAGGGTCAATCACAATTGCCTCGTCTGTGACCCCGGTTACATCGGTCACAGGCACGTCGCCGGTTGTGTCTTCGGGCGGCACGACTCCAGCCATCAGCCTGGCGTCGGGCTATGGCGACACGCAAAACCCTTACGCCAGCAAGACGGCCAACTTTGTCTTGGCCGCGCCCAACGGCACGGCTGGAGTGCCTACGTTCCGCGCTATTGTGGCGGCCGACATTCCTACGCTCAACCAAAATACGACTGGCACGGCCAGCAATGTGACGGGCGTAGTAGCTGTTGCCAACGGAGGGTCGGGCCAGACGACCGCCCAGTCAGCTATGAACACGTTTGCGGGGGCAGTAACGTCTGGCTCCTACTTACGAGGCAACGGCACTGACGTAGTAATGTCGGCCATTCAAGCGGCAGACGTACCAACCCTCAACCAGAACACGACAGGCACCGCGGCCAACGTGACAGGCACCGTGGCAATTGCCAACGGCGGCACGGGCCAGACGACAAAAACCGAGGCGTTTGACGCTTTGTCGCCCACTACTACCAAGGGCGACATTATTGTCAGCAACGGCACGGACAACGTGCGGTTGGGCGTGGGCACGAATAACCAGGTGCTGACGGCCGATTCGACCACGGCAACTGGCCTTAAATGGGCCGCCGGGGGCGGCAGCAACATCACGTCGTTGGGGCTGTGGGAGAATAACGCGACGATTTCGGCCAACTATTCAATTACGTCGGGCAACAACGGGTTGTCTGCGGGCCCGGTCACCGTGGCCTCGGGCGTCACCGTTACGGTGCCGACGGGCTCGTCGTGGGCTGTTGTTTAAGGAACTGACATGACCGTTACCGCGCGCAACCTAGTGCCTGCCAAGCTGGTGGAAACCACCCAGACCACTCAGTACATCGTACCCAGCAACGCTTCGGTGACCATTATTGACAAGTTCACGGCCACAAATGTTAGTGGTAGCCCGGCCACAATCAGTGTAAACTTGGTCACAGGTTCGGACACCCCCGGCGATAGAAATTTGATCACCAAGACCAGAAGTCTAGCGGCGGCCGAGGTCTACACGTTTCCTGAATTGGTGGGACAGATCATGCCGACAGCCTCGTTCATCTCAACGATTGCCAGTGCTGCAAGTGCCATCAACATGCGCGTCAGCGGGCGAGAGGTAACTTGATGATTGTTCGCAAGGCCGCCGAAACAGACCTACCCCAGTACGTTAAGCTGGCGGAAACCTTTCACGCCGCTTCTCCGATGCACGGGTCTATTGATTTTGATGTGGCTGGGTATTCGCAATTTTATCTGTCGTCTTTGCAAAACGACAGCGTGGGCGTTTGGCTTGCCGAGATTGACGGCGACATTGTTGGCATCTGCGGCGCCGTAGCCTATCCGTTGTATTTCAACCCGTCGGCCCTTGTTGTGCAAGAACTTTGGTGGTGGCTAACCCCAGCATCTAGAGGCAGCGGCGCAGGCAGTCAGATGTTCAGACAGATTGAGCAGTGGGCGAAAGAAAAGAACGCGGCGGCGTTATTTATGGTTGCTTTAGAAGACAATCGAGCAAAAAAGATGGAAAATCTTTACGTTCGTGCAGGCTTTAAGCCGATGGAACGCACATTCATTAAAGAGGTTACGTCATGGCAATAAGTACCGGAACCGCAATTCTGGCCGGCACTGTAGGCGCCGCCGTACTTGGCAGCCGATCTGCCAGTAGGGCCGCCAGCACACAAGCTGCCGCTACTTCTGAGGCGGCGCAACTCTCTAGCGAAGCTGCCAACCGCGCAGCAGACCTTCAATACGAACAATTCCGTGAGTCTGTTGCGCTGCAAGAACCGTGGCGCCAAGCCGGTCTTGTTGGGCTTAACAGACTTATACCAGAAGCCACGCAATACACGCCGTTCGGAATGGCTCAGTTCCAAGCCGATCCAGGCTATGCCTTCCGTTTATCCGAGGGCCAGAAGGCGTTGGAGCGGTCGGCAGCAGCGCGCGGCGATTTGTTGTCTGGCGCTACCGGCAAGGCGCTGACGCGTTACGGTCAAGAGATGGGCTCGCAAGAATTTCAAAACGCGTTTAATCGTGCTCAGGCTGAACGCACCGCCAGACTTCAGCCGTTGCAATCGTTGGCCGGCGTCGGTCAAACAACAGCGCAGCAGCTTGGTGCCGCAGGCCAAAACTTTGCTTCTAATGTCGGCAACATCTACACCAGCAATGCCGCCAACGTAGGCAACTTGATGGCCGCTGGTGCTCAAGCCCGCGCGTCGGGCTACATGGGTACGGCTAACGCCATCACTGGCGGCTTGAACCAGTATTTGAACTACAGCCAGAACCAAGCGCAGAACCAACTGTTGCAACAAGCTCTCGCGCAGCGGGCGCTAAGCTAATAAACGAGCTTTGTGGCTGCGGTGTGTTTGGATAAGGACTAATCATGGCACTTGTAAACCCTAACATTGCAATGTCGTTCCGCCCGACGGTTGAGTACCAGCCGCGTAACGTACTGGCTGAATACGCGCAGCTTCAAACGATTCAAGCAAATCGTCAAGCGCAAGAATTGAACGCGTTAAAAATGCGCGAAACTCAAGCCGCGCTTGAGGAGCGCAACGCGCTGCGCCAACTAGACCCTTCGGCTCAGGACTACGAAAGCCAACTCTTTAAAGTCAGTCCTCAACTAGGCATTCAATTTCGCAAAGAAGCCGCAACCACCGCAGCGCAGCGGGCAGCCCAACAAAAGTCGGAGTTTGATTTAAAGGTAGCGCAACGTAAATTTGGTGAAGACCTTAGGCGCGGGCTGTCGGCTAACCCGTCAAACGAAAACATTATTGCTTTTGGTCAAGACGCAGTTTTGCAGGGTCTATACACACCAGAACAAGTTAAGGCCGAAGTTGATCAATTGCTGGCGTTGCCTATCGAAGAACGTGTGCGGATTCTTTCTCAAGCCGGTGCAAGCGCCGCTGATCTAAGACCTCAAGTGGCTGCGCCCGGTAGCTCCTTGGTTTCCGGCGGTAGAGTTGTGGCTACCGTGCCGGCTGCACCTACGCCTGACCCAGCAGAAGTTCGCACAATGCAGACGCTTGGGTATCCGCTTACGCCGCAAGGGTACGCGGATTTCCGCGCCGCGCAAATGCGCGAGACGCAGCAGCAGCCCCCCGCGCTCGTGCCGATTTTGCGAGACGGCAAACCAGTTCTTGTGCCGCGCGAAGAAGCTGTCGGACAGACGCCGTTTTCACCTACGGCTGTGCAAGTGTTGGGTATGGGGCCGGGGCGTGAGCCGGCAGCGCCAACGATTACGCAGATTCAAGACCCGACCAACCCGGCTCAAATGATTACCATCGACGCGCGTCGCTATCAAGGTGGAGGCGTGGGTTCGCCGGGCGTCATTGGGGCCAGCGGCAAGACTGCACCAGCGGCAGCAGCGGCGGTAAAACAAGAGCAAGGCGTGTCTAAAGCTGACGACATTTTGTCCACCTTGCAAAGTGCCTACGCGCAACTTAAAGAACGCAAAGCTATACCTAGCGAACAAAACAACGTTCTCAGCAACATCTGGGCGTCTATTGCTGCGTCTGCGCCGGGGCAAGTGGCTGGCCGCACGGTAGGAACCGCCGCGCAAACCCAGCGCGACATCATTCAAAGTTCGCGCAACCAACTCTTGTTGGCTATTAAGGACGCTACGGGTTTGTCGGCTCAACAGCTTAACTCCAACATGGAGTTGCAGACTTGGCTGAGTTCGCTGACCGACCCGACACGATCGATCGAGGCTAACGAAGCAATCCTTCAAAACGTGCGCAGGTTTATCACCAGCGGAGGTAAGTACACTGCCCGTCCAGATGCTAGTACACCGCCAGCCCCCGCCGCAGGTGGCGGCGCGTCAGGTAGCTGGTCTGTTGTGAGGTGATCATGGCCGATCAAATTTACAAAGTACGCGACCCTCAAGGCAACATCCGCGAGATCAAAGGGCCGGCCGGCGCCAGCGATGAAGAAGTTATCGCGCAGGCGAAAAAGTTATTCGCCGCGCCGCCGCCCACTGCCCCTGCACCTCCATCTAGTGGGATACCTGGGCCGCGCCGCGAGCGCGGCTTTTTTGGGACTATTGGTGCGCCTATTCAAGCCGCATCTGAAGGCGTCATCAGCGGTTTTGGCAATGTTATGTTTGGCGGCCAAGAACTGTTGGGCCGTGGCTTGCAGGCCGTCGGCGCTGAAAGCGCGGGGCAAGTCTTAGCCGCCGACGCCGCTCGCCGACGTGCTGAATCGCAGGCTCGGGTAGCTCCGTTTAAGGCGGAATTTCCTATGGCGACAGGTACAGGCGAACTAGGGGCTGAAGTGCTAGCGACCGCCCCTGCGGGAACCGTGCTTGCTGCGCCGGTGGCTCGCGTAGCGCCAGGACTGTCGCAAGCCATTCGCACGGGCGGCTTTTCTACAGGGCAAACCGCGCGTGGCGCGCCTGTTGGCGCTCGCGCGCGCGATTTGGCTTTACGCGCAACGGGAGGGGCGGTTACTGGTGGAACCACGGCCGCGCTGATAAATCCAGAAGAAGCCAGCACGGGCGCGGTCGGCGGCGCAGGCGTGGCGTTGGTAGCACCTCCGGTTGTCAGCGCACTGGCTAGAAGCTCAGGCTTTTTAAAAGACGCATTTACTGGTCGGCTTGCCGATGTTAAGGCCGGCCGCATAACCCGAGAAATTGCGGGTGAGCGAATTGGCGCCATACGCGCCGCCCTCGCTGCCGCCCCCGACGACTTGACCGCTGCGCAAGCCGCCGCAGGCGTACAGAAAGACGCCTTTCAAGCCTTGGGTGCCTTTGCCAGCCGCACGGACGCCATGTCCACACGCCTTAAACAGCAGGCGGCTGATGACTTAGCGCAGTTGCAACGAATGGCCGAAGGCGGCAACGAAACTGAAATGCGCCGCGCCTATGAAGCGTCTATCCAGCGCCTAAACCAACTTACGCAAGACATGCGTAATGTCGAGTTGGGCGCGGCCAACCAAGCCGCTCGGACAATCAACCAGTTGGCGCCACAAGCGCAGCAACGGCAGGAGTCTATGGTCAACGCGCTGCGCGGCGGTATTCCAACTACTGCGCCGTTGCCCGGTCAAGCTACCGTTTCGCCGGCCACTGAATCCGCTCAACAAGCCGCAGCAGCCGCGCGCGGCAGGCCGGGCTTTTTGTCGGCAGGCGACCGCGCGCAAGAATGGCAGCAAACGGCCGACATTTTTGCTGACATTGCCAAGCAGCGCCGCGCTGAAGCTGGATTTTTAGAGCGTCAGATTGGCAGCCTTGAGGACTACGGCCTGCGTCCGCTGGACGCAAGCAGCATCACTAACGCCATAGACGCTAAGTTGACTACGCCAGGCACCCGCGCCAGTTCTGATGTCGTCAAAGTTTTGCAAGCCGTCAAAGACGACATCAATAATTTAACTGCGCAGGGCGGCGGCGTCATCGACGCGCATGATTTGTACACGCTTCGTAAAGAAGGCATTAACCAGCGCATCATGCAGATCATGGGGCAGACTGACCCCAAGATCAGTGCCAAAGTGACCCGCAAAGTGCTGGAAGAAGTGCGCCCGCTCATCGACGATGCGATCGAAAAGGCTGGCGGTACGGGCTGGAGAGATTACCTCAAAACGTACTCGCAAGGCCGGCAAGCGATCGACCAAAAAGCGATGGCTGCCGAAGCCGCGCGGCTGTTTAGAGACTCGCCGCAAGAGTATGTGCGGTTGGTGCGCGGCAACAATCCTGACGCTGTGGAAGCAATCTTTGGTCCTGGCAGCTACGACATCTTTAAAGAGATGGGCAGCAAGATGCCTACGCTACAAAAGCTCGCCGCAAGTATTGAGCGCGGCGGTGAGATGGAACGCGCTGCGGTTGCCGGTAAGGAGCGTCTGACAGAAGTTATTGAAGATGTCGGGCGAACTTTCCCGCGTTTCCCCAACCTTCTTAGCCGTGAAGCGGCTATCGGAAATTTGACATTTGCTGATTTGGAAAAACGATTGGAAAAGAAAGTCGTTGCAAAACTGCGCGAAGGAATGATGTCCGGCAAAAGCGCGTTGGATATGCTCAATACGTTGCCGTCTGCGGAACGAGGTGCGGTGTTGCGCGTACTGAATAATCCTGCAACTTGGGGTAGGGCTGGCGCCGCAGTCACCCGCGCGGCGGCCGTGCCAGCAGCGCCCGTCAACAACTTGGCCCCCGAGTCACGGACCGAAAACGCCCTTGCGCGCTGACCGCAATTAGCTAGAATTCACCAAGGACCAAGACATGGCGCTTCTCTCACCAAACCCCAAACAGCAGTTCTTTGGCGCGAACGGTGAGCCGCTCGTTGGCGGCAAGGTCTACACCTACGAGGCCGGCACGACGACGCCGATTGCCACGTATGTGGACGCCGCGGGCATCACTCAGAACACCAATCCCATCATCTTGGACTCGCGCGGTATGTGCAACATCTGGTTGCTCAGTACCGTCTCGTACAAGTACGTGGTTACGGACGCCGACGATGTGCCCCTGTTTACGACCGACAACATCGGCGTAACGCTGACCACCGCCTCGTTCGCCTCGCCCCCGATCATCGGCAACGCGGCGCCTAACTCGGCGTTCTTCACCACGATTGAACTAACCGCCACCTCAGCCTCAACGCTCAACGTCGGCACCACGGGCCAGCGGCCAGGCAGCCCCGGCGTAGGCATGGTCCGCTACAACAGCACCACGACCAAGTTTGAGGGCTACAACGGCGCGTGGGGGTCGTTGGGCGGCGGCGCTACCGGCGGCGGCGGCAACTCGGTGTTTTTTGAGAACGACCAGACAGTAACCGAAGACTACACTATCCCCGGCACCAAGAACGCGGGCACCTTCGGTCCGATCACGGTGGACAGCGGCATCACCGTCACTGTGTCCAGCGGCTCGGTCTGGTCGATTGTTTAAGGAGCGAAAATGTCACTAATTCTGAGCGGCACGGACGGTTTATCTGATGTAGACGGCTCTGCTGCTACTCCTGCCATTAGGGGTACGGATTCCAACACCGGCATCTTTTTCCCTGCTGCTGACACCATCGGCTTCTCTGAGGGTGGCGTGGAGTCTGCGCGGTTCGATTCGTCTGGCAATCTGGGGATTGGGACGAATTCGCCTGCCCGACGCTTGGACGTTCGCGGTGGCCTAGGTATGCAGGTAAACGAAGATGGCGCAGGAACCAAAGTCATTACCCTGCGCTCAGACTTTGCCGGTGCTGGCCCCGCTGTAAACGTCACAACCAATGACCCGCTGCTATTCCTTACCAATAACACCGAACGCATGCGCCTCGACACCAGCGGGAATTTGCTGGTGGGAACAACCACCATAATTGGTTCCAACGGATGCGTACTAGAAAAAACAGGAAACGGTGGAAGGCTGTATGTTCGTAGATCAAATGCAGACAATGTTGCAGAGTGGTATTACGATGGAACTCGCGTAGGCTCAGTCTCAATTACTTCAAGTGCTACGTCATACAACACTGGCTCCGACTATCGCCTAAAAGAAAACATTCAGCCAATGACAGCCGCATTGGCAAAGGTTGCAGCACTAAATCCATGCACATTTAAATGGAAAGCCGACGGTTTAGCAGGTCAAGGTTTCATTGCTCACGAACTGCAAGCCGTAGTTCCCGACTGCGTAACAGGCGAGAAAGATGCTGTAGATGCTGACGGCAATCCTGTCTACCAAGGCATCGACACCAGCTTCTTAGTCGCCACTCTCACAGCGGCAATTCAAGAGCAACAAGCCCTGATCCAATCCCTGACAGCCCGTATTGAGGCACTGGAAGGAAAAGCATGAGCAACATCACACTGAGCGCCAACGCTGGCGGCACGGGCATCTTCACGATTGCCAGCCCCAGCAGCAACACCAACCGCACACTCACGCTGCCGGATGAGACTGGGACGCTTCTAACTTCTGGTGGGGCTATTTCTGGCACCACGGGTACTTTTAGCGGCGATCTGTCGTTCAACTCTGGCTACGGCTCTGTTGCCACAGCTTACGGTTGCCGTGCATGGGTCAACTTCAACGGCACCGGCACTGTGGCGATTCGTGCAAGCGGCAACGTGTCCAGCATCACCGATGATGGCACTGGGCAGTACGGCGTAAATTTCACAACTGCGATGCCAGATACAAACTATGCCCCTGTCTCAAACTCTTCTGGCAGGTCAACAGCAACAAATGTTACATCCACAAGCAGGGCTGATCTTGTGCTTCGGGATTCCGCCGGGACTTTAACTGATTATGCTCAAGTTTTTGTTTCCGTCTTCCGCTAAGGAGCAATTATGAGAATCATCTACCCCACTGACGACGGCGGCGTGGCCGTGATCATCCCAGCCCCTGAGTGCGGCCTGACGATTGAAGAGATCGCGGCCAAGGACGTGCCGCAGGGCAAACCCTTCCAGATCGTGGATGTCGCTGACATTCCGTCTGATCGCACATTCCGAGGAGCATGGTCATGGGCATCGTAATCGACATCAACAAGGCGAAGGCTATTGCCCACGACGCTCGCCGCGCTGCTCGTACCAAAGAGTTCGCGCCGTTGGACATCAAGGCTACGATCCCCAGCGAGGCTGCGGCTGCTGAAGCGGCCCGCCAGGCTATCCGTGCCAAGTACGCTGCGATTCAAAGTGACATCGACGCGGCCCCTGGTGTTGCCGAGCTGAAACTTATTGTGGAGAGCCTGTAATGTCAACCGTAAAGGCAAACAACTACCAAGACGCCTCTGGCGGCAGCAATGCCCAGCTTTTCGGCGTCGCCTCGCCCCCGAACAGCATGGGGTTCAGGAACCGCATCATCAACGGCGCGATGGTGATTGACCAGAGGAATGCTGGGGCGAGTGTGACGCAGGGAACCAGTATTTCTTACGTTACGGATAGATTTGGTGTCGTAGGGAGTGCCGCAAGTAAATTTACGGCACAGCAGTCATCGACAGCACCAACGGGTTTTATTAACTCATTACTTTGCACATCATCTTCTGCTTATGCGGTAGGGTCGAGTGAAGACTTCACAGTTCGTCATGTTATTGAGGGCTTGAACTGCGCTGATTTCGCTTGGGGTTCTGCGAACGCAGCAACTGTTACTTTGTCATTTTGGGTTAGGTCATCTTTGACGGGAACATTTGGCGGCTCTGTTTCAAACTCTGCACAAGACAGGTTCTATGTGTTCAGTTACACCATCAATGCCGCAAACACATGGGAACAAAAAACAATCACCATTACTGGAGATACTTCTGGAACTTGGCTGACCACTAACGGCATTGGAATTCGTCTTTTTTGGTCGCTGGGCGCTGGCGCAACAGTAAGCGGTACTGCTGGGTCTTGGGGAACCACTTTTTATCGTTCAGCAACAGGAGCCGTCAGCGTAGTCGGAACCAACGGAGCCACCTTCTACATCACCGGAGTCCAACTCGAAGCAGGCACCGTGGCCTCGCCGTTTGAGCGCAGGCCGTATGGGACTGAGTTGGCGCTGTGCCAGCGGTATTTTGAGAAATCCTATGATGAATCAACAACGCCGGGAACAAGTACAGATACAGGAGCATTACTTGGAATTTCTCCAGGCAATACGAATAGGGTATTTGCAAGTATTCAATTAAGAGTAACAAAACGCGGCGCTCCAACATATACAATTTATTCGACAACTGGAGCAAGTGGCAACATTAGAGATGTAACTGCTGGTGCTGATAAGGCCGTCAGTCTTGCAACAACAGCAGGGCAGAATGGTGTTGGCTTAATATGTACTGCTGGTATCACAGCAGTAACCAATACACTTGCATTTCAATACACAGCAAGCTCGGAGTTGTGATTATGTACAAAGTTATGTTTTCGATAGATGGGAAAGAACTTAAATCAGTCCAACGCCTGTCCGACAACGCCTTCATCCCCTTCGACCCCGCCAACACGGACTACCAAGCCTATCTTCAATGGCTTGCCGAAGGCAACCAGCCGCTGCCTGCTGAGGAGTAAATCGTGGAAGAGATCGACCCCGTAAAGTACGGCGTTCTCTGGGAGCGCGTTCAGCAGATGGACAAGAAGATCGACAAGATGGAGCGCCAGATCGACCAACTGCTCGAACTTGCCAACAAGGGCAAAGGCGGCTTCTGGGTCGGCATGACGATCGCCAGCAGCGTCGGCGCCGTCGTGGCTTGGGTAGCGGGGCACTTCAAAGGTGGGTAATGATCGACCCGATAACCGCGCTCGCTGCCGTCTCCTCGGCGGTCAACCTTGTAAAAAAGGCCGTCAAGACGGTACAGGATGTGCAGTCGCTGGGTCCGGTGCTGGGGCAGTATTTTGATGCCAAGGCCCAGGCCATAGAGGTTGTTGAGAAGGCCAAGGGCGGAGAGTTCAAAGGGTCGGCGCTCGGCAAGGCGCTCGAACTGGAAATGGCGCTTGAACAAGCGCGCGAGTTCGAGGAGCAGGTCAAGATGCTGTTCTTCCAGTCCAATAAGATGGATGTCTGGATGCGGATCACGGCCAGGGCCAAGCAGATGGAGGCCGATGCGGCCAAGGCCGAGCGCAGGCGCAAGGAGGAGCAGAAGCGCCGCCAGGCAGAGATGGACGACTTGATCTTGGTCAGCGTGGCCGTGGTGGCTACGGTCGTGGTCCTAGGGGTCACGTTTTACTTTGTGATGGATGCACTTCAAAGGCAGGTGTAATATGTTCCCACTCGCAGCGTTACTCGATGTCGGCGGCAAGCTGATTGACAAACTGATCCCCGACCCAGAAGCCAAGGCCAAGGCCCAGATGGACCTGGCAAAGATGGCCCAGGACGGCGAGTTAGCCAAGATGGCTAACGACACCAAGCTCTTTGAAATTGAGCATACCGGCATCACCGAGCGGTGGCGCTCTGACATGGGCAGCGACTCTTGGCTGTCCAAGAACATCCGTCCTCTGGCGCTGATTGCCATCTTCGTGGCGTATTTCCTGTTCACCGCGATGAGCGCCTTCGGCTATCACGCGCAGGAGACTTATGTGCAACTGCTCGGCCAGTGGGGGCAGATCATTTTCCTCGCCTATTTCGGTGGCCGCACGGTTGAGAAGCTGGCTGACATGAAGTACGGGAAAGACAAATGAGACAAAACTGGGATGAAGCACTCAAGCACCTCCTAAAGTGGGAGGGCGGCTACGTCAACCACCCGTCCGACCCCGGCGGTCGAACCAACCTGGGTGTGACCCAGCGCGTCTGGGAGGAGTGGACCGGCAAGCCCGCGTCTGAGGCCGACATGCGCGCGCTGACCGTCGAGATGGTGTCGCCGCTCTACAAGAAGCGGTACTGGGACGCGGTGCGGGGCGACGACCTACCCTCGGGCGTTGACCTGTGCGTGTTCGACTTCGCCGTCAACGCCGGCGTTGGCCGCGCGGCCAAGTTCCTACAGCAGGCTGTGGGCGTGACGGCCGACGGTCAGATCGGCCCCAAGACGCTGGAGGCCGTGACCGCCAAGCCGGCCGACGAGCTAATCGAGCAGTACTGCACCATGCGCGAGGCGTTCTACAAGTCCTTGCCGACCTTCGCCACGTTCGGCAAGGGCTGGATGCGGCGCTTGAACGGCATCGAGGAAGAGTCCAAGACGCTAACGGCGTAGCAGCGCGCGGTAGGCCTCCATCGCCGCCTTGAGGTCTTGGCGCAACTGGTCAATCTGCTCGCTCTGCTCCTGCATCTTGCTGTGGGCCTCCTGCGCGAATTTCACTAGGTTCTCCTGGCGCCAGCTTGCGAAGTCTGCCGCGGGGCTTCGTGGGGACATGTCGCTCCTCGGTTGAAAATCGGTGGCCATTACCGCACACGCGTGATCGGTACACGGCGCCGTCCTTCTGTCTGGTCAGTTTTACTTCTGTCCACGCTTGGCAGATCGGGCACTTCACTGATTGGTCTCCATCCAAATTTACGCCATGTTTCCTGAATGTTCGTCGCCGCGGCCGGCACGTACTTAAAGTTCGGGTCAAGAATACGGGCTTTCATTTCACAGCCTCCTTCATCAGTTCCACTCGCTCCCGCGCCGCGCGCAGCACGGTGTACCGCTGGTGCAGGCGCTCCAAGAACGTCACGCGCCTGGCGCCCACGCGCTCGGCCTCCAGCAGGGCCAGCACCTCAGCCTCGCCCAGCATGTTTAGCTTTTTGTTTAGCTCGCGCCAGTTCATCTTTTCGCTCCAGTTGATCTAGGGATTTTTTGAGTCGCTCCATCAGGCGCTGCGACTGGTTGTACTGCCGGATGGCAATACGTAGCTGCGCCTTCGTGGAGCGTATTTTCTCTTGGGTTGTGTTCATTTCAGACTCTCCATTGCAATGTCACTGATCGCCCGCTTGTCGTGCAGCGCGGCCCATATTTTCTCGTCCACCGTCTGGTTGGCGAGCATCACGTAGCACCAGACGGCGTGGCGCTGCCCGGATCGGTGCAGGCGCCCGTTGGCCTGCTCGAACAGTTCAAGGGACCAGGGCAGGCTGAGCCAGACGAGGTGGTGGCCGCCGTGCTGGAGGTTAAGCCCGTGTCCGGCGGACTTGGGGTGTAGACATAGCAGGCGTACTCGTCCGGCGTTCCAGTCATCAATGCTGTCAACCGTTCGGGCGTGAGGGAAGCGTCGCTGGAGTTCATTGAGTTCCTCTATGAAGTTGTAGAAGACGATTGTGTTGGCCTGCTGGTTCTCGGCCAGCAGTTCTTCAAGCCGGTCAAACTTGTGGCTGCTGAACCAGACCGGCTCTGGCGTGTAGACGAACCCGGCGGCCATCTGCGAGAGCTTCTGCGTCACCGCAGCCGCGTTCTGGGCCACTGCCTGCGCGTCGGGGAACTGCACGATGAAGTCCTTCTTCATGTCCTCGTAGGGCTTGCGGTCGGGTAGGTCCATCCGCACCTCGACCGTGTGCAGCGGCGGCAGTTGGTCCTTGTACTCGCCCGGCTCCAGCACGAACGTGGCCGGCTTGATGCGCTCCATCACCTGCTCCAGCGCGCCCGGCCGCGGCTGCCAGTCGTTGAACTCACGGTTGACGAGGTAGAAGTACTGCTGCTGGAACGCGCCCTTGGAGCGCCCGAGCAGCTTCTGGTCGATGATCTTGCACTGGCCGAACACGTCCTCCAGCCCGTTGCTGGTGAAGCTGCCGGTCAGCCCCCAGCGGATCGGGCAGTCGAGCACCTTAGCCAGCGCCTTGAACCTAGCGCCCGAGGGGTTCTTCAGGCGTGTTAGCTCGTCGAACACCACACCGTCGAAAGTGCTCAAGTCCTGCTCGGCCAGCCACTGGAGGTTGTCGTAGTTGGTCACGACGATCTCGGACCAGTAGTCGAGCGCCGCTTTGCGCTGCGTGGGTGTGCCCACGGCTACGCGCAGTTGCAGGCCGGGCGCCCACTTGGGCTGCTCCTGCGGCCAGACGCTGGTGGCAACGCGCAGCGGCGCGATGACGAGGAAGCGCCTGACGTGGCCGTCGCGTATCATGTCGCGCATGGCCGTCAGCGTGATTGCTGTTTTCCCCGCGCCGACCGGCGCGAGGATCATGGCGCGGTCGTGCTCGTAGAGGAAGTCAGCCGCCGACTCTTGGTAGGGACGCAATAAAAGCATCAACATGCTCCTTTGACCATAGGCAGGCGTAGTTCTGGCCCAGCCGCGCCATCTCCGACTGGAAGTGCCGTTGCAGCGGCGAGAGGCGACCGCCTGGCGCCTTGAGTTCGACGAACCATGTGCTGCCATCAGGCAAGCAGACCACGCGGTCGGCCACGCCGCGGTTGGAGGGGCTGACGAACTTGTAGGCATGGCCGCCAAGCGCCTTGACTTTGGCGACGAAATGCTTCTCGATGGTTGACTCTCTCACTTCATGCCCCAGTCGTCGAACAGAGGCATGGGGTCCACCCCGAACGCCTTGCGGATGAGATCGGCTGCTTGGTACGGCTCGGCCTCGTCGGCGATCTCGGCGCATCGTGCGGCGACAAGGGCGGCGAAGCGTTCAAACGCGTCCTCTGCCCTACCAATTTCGCCGTCATAAAACCCAGCCTCCCGCGCCATACGGATGATGTCTTCTTTCATTTCAAAAACCCCACGATCTGCTCGTACACGCCGTTGCGGGCGCTGTTGTCTGTCTCGTACTTGTTCCATCCTGCGTAGCGCATCTCTGTCTCTGCTCGGCGCAGCAGGTCAAACGCACGATCACGCTCCTCAGACAACTCCTTCATCACCTCAATGACCGCCTGCTCATGCTTGAGCAATATGGCGCGGATCATCTCCATCGGCGTTTCAATCATGGCAACCGCTGCGGCTTTGACTTTCTCATCGTCTGTCTTTGCCTTGGCAACGGCTTCGGCGTGTAGCTTGCTTAATGGTTTCATGATGCATACCCATCCGTTATGACTTTGTTCTTCGCCTCTTCCAGCGCACCGATCAGGGTGAGCCGGTCAGGCACAGTGGATACTTTGATCTTGAACTGGCCCCTGTCTTTCCAGAAGCACAGCACGATCACAGTGTCGGGCTGCTCATCGGCAGCCTCGTTCAGCACCGCCTTGGCCTGCACTTTGTGGTGGTCAGGGATGGTCAAGGTTTTGAGTTTGCTCATGTTTGCCCCCTTGCTCGGATGGCGGCGGCAGCTTCAATGTAGGTCTTGGCGTTAAACGCCACCTTCGCACACGCCTCGCGCTCGGCTTCAACGGCTGCTTTCACCGCCGCCTCAAGCTCGTAGCGGTAGCACAGGGTGTCGTCGTCATCTTTCATTCCAATGCTGTTGGCATCAGTACGGGGCTTGCTCATAGTCGTCCTTGGTGGGGTCGAACTTGCCCGGTGTCAGCGGCGGCAGGCCGGGGCGGTCGAGCGGGTTGGGGAAGGGTGGGAACGGCCAGGTCATGCGGTCACCACTTGTTGCAGTGCAGCAATCAGTTCCTTGGCCTGCTCGTGCGTCAGCACAGTGGCGACGTTGCCGTGCTTGACGTACAGACTGAGCCACACGGTGTCTTTGTCGTAGCGGTTGACAAAAACATTAGAGCCTTCACGGCCATTGATTAGAAATCCTTCGTCCATAGGGTACTCCAGTTGATTGAGGGAGCCGCGATCATAAGGGGTAAAAAACTTTTGTGCAACTACTTTTTTCTGTGCTATGATGAGCACCATGAAACACTCATCCATCGTCGGCGGCTCTACCGCCAAGCGCGTCATCATGTGCCCCGGCTCTGTCAAGCTGGTGCAGAAGATGCCCCCGCAGCCCTCCAGCACCCACGCTGACCGCGGCACGATGCTGCACGACGTGATCAGCCGCATCCTGCTCGACCAAGGCGTTGTGATCGGGCAGTACAAACACAAGGACCATGTACTAACTCAGGAGCTTTACGATGAGAAGATTGCACCTGCCTTGGACGCGCTCGACGAGATCGATCCCTACGGTCGGCTGGTATACGAGGTTGAGACGCGCGTTGGTTTCGGCGATCTTCTGCCTGGAGTGTTTGGTAGCACTGATCTTGTTGGGCGTATTGACGACCGTGCTGTGGTCTTGGATTGGAAGTTTGGCGACGGTGTTGTCGTTGACGCTGTAGAGAACGCGCAACTGATGTTCTACGCTGCCGCGGCCATGCGGACCGATGAACTCAAATGGGCCTTCGAGGGCGCCACCGAGATCGAGTGCATCATCGTGCAGCCGCCGGCGATCAGGCGCTGGGTGACGACCAAGGAGCGCATCGCTCAGTTCGAGGTCGAGTTGGTGCGGGCGGTTAAGACCGCGCTGCTGGAGGACGCGCCGCTGGCGCAGGGCGACCACTGCCGCTGGTGCGCGGCCAAGCCGGTGTGCCCGCAGATGACCGGCGCTGTCGATCGCGCGCTCAAGCAGCAATTGATCAACTTGGATGTTGACACCTT